AGAAGTTTCTGTTTCCAATATATCCCTTAAAACTATACCTCTTTGTTCAGGTTGTTCTATTCCAGGTATGTTAGTCCAATAATATCTAACTCTATTTTGTGCGCTTACTAATGCTGAGTTAATCATTATTGGCTCTATACCAAATGGTATATCTGGATAACACTCTGATACTTGTTTAGATATGACATCTAGATATTCTTTTTTCATCCTTACATTTTCTAATAAAAAATATTTAGGTTTTAACTCTTTCACACACCTAACAAACTCAAAAAATAAAGCGCTTCTAGGATCATCAAATGCAAGCTGTTTACCAGCAAAACTGAAACCCTGACATGGACTGCCACCCATAATTAAATCAATCTTAGGTAATGTTGATAAATCTAATGCAGTAACATCCCCAACCTGGATAATATCAGGATAGTTGGCCTCGCTAACCTTCATTGCATACTTATCAATTTCACTTGCATAATAATTATCTACTTTAATACCAAGACGATCTAGCGCGATACGTCCACAACTCATGCCGTCAAACAAACTTAATACATTCAATTTCCTTTCTCCTTAGTCCCAGTTAAAGGACTTCTTATTTTCATCTAATATTTCTAAAACTGCGCCACTCCTAACCAATGTCTTGACTGAATAGTCTACATTACCTGAGTTAGATTTTACTAATGCCGCCTTAACAACTGCCATGCGATCCATGTCCTTGCCTTGCTCTAAACAAATCTTTTCACAAGTTTCTTCATCAGCTAACCACATAGCTATTGCAAACCTAACGCTATCTGTAATACTTGAAGCACCTCTTATTTCAGCTCTATGACTGAGAGCGTCATCACTATCGTTGGTCAATGCGCCCTTGTTTAAATGATGCACGGTTAATGTAGTGCAACCAATCCTAGCACTAATGTTTGCACAGTAACTACCCCACAACTGTCCAGCTTCATTGCTTTGTGAAACGCTTGCTGTTGTAAATGCTTGAAGTGGATCAAACACAACCATTTGTAAGTTTGGTATAGTTTTTAATTCATCAACCAACTCTTGCGCCTGGCTTGTTACACCCTCATCACGCAAAAGTATCATAGGTTCTTTTTGTTCTGGTATTGGAAAGACATAAACGTCATATTCAGACTGAAACCTTGCACCCTCTGGATCTAATGACTCAATCCTTCTATGCACCTCGTTTAAATCATCTTCTGCGGCAAAAATAACGCTTGAACCTCTTTGTAAGATGGGTTTACCCCACCACTTGCCACCAATAGCTATACCAAGAGCTAACTGGATCATGCTTAAACTTTTACCAACCCCACCAACTGCTGCAATCAAACCAGGTTTGCCTAGTGGTATAAAACTATCTACCAACCATTCTATTGGTGCTGGACTTTCAATAAGATTACGCACCGCATACTGCCTAATATTAAACTTAGACTCTAACAGCTCTAGTTTTAACTGATCTTTACCCTTGGCATTGGCTAGGTCGTTAAAATCACCAATGACGCTTGGTAGTCTAACTATGCAGTTGCTAACCGCACTTGCAACCTCGTTAGCACACTTCTCACCAACCCCAGAAGTGTCATTGTCTAAGGCAAGTAAAAATTTAGAGTTGGTAATAGCTCGCAACCGCGTAGTTGCAGTCAAACAAAAATTAGCCGAGAAAACTACCGCACATGGCAATCCTGTCGCTTCATAAATGGAAGCTCCAGTTGCATAACCCTCACATATAACCAAGGTTTCAAGGGTTGGTAGTAGGTGGTGTTCAACCCCAATTAAAAAAATATTTCCGCGCACCTCACCACCAGATGCAAACTTTTTAGATCCGTCTGGGAAGATGTACTGTAAACTTCTTATTCTTGATACTAATAACCCAGTATCACTACTCTTTATAATAGTGTGTAAGGGTATCATGAGATTGTTAGTGCTAGTTAACCTTAAACCATGGTTTTCAACCCTCTTGTCTGTAAGATACTTATGCTCCTTAACCTCGCCAGCCTTGGCAAACTTATCTTTAACATACAAAGCAACTTCGTCTTGCTTGGTTTTCTTTGCTTCCTCGCGTCTTAGTTGTGCTTCTTCTACCTTGATTTGCAGATCGCGTTTTTGCGCTACCGTCATTTCATTGGTGTTATAAGAAGTAAACTTCTGTTCCAAAGATGTACGCCAGTTGCCATACAGACATACAAAGTCTGCATCTAATTGATTGTAGACATACCAACCGCTACGCTCATTGGTTTTATCTGGTCGGTTCGATGCAGTTGCGCTAACTGGGACTCTCACTAGCTCGCCGCTAGTGTCAATAAAATCTACAACTAACCCATTGCCTTGCATCTCGCTAATTAAATCACTCAGGGACTTGTCAGCTCCACTAAATGCAAAGTTTTTATCTACTACTAAACCAGCTTTACCAAAATATTCTGTAAGATCAGCCACTCCTCGCCTGATCCTTGGCATGATTCAAATAATTGGCTACTACCTTGTGAATGAAATCTACGCGGTCTTCCCTATCCCATTCGTGTAAAATATATGTCTTGTTCTTTTCAGATATCTCTAAATATTTGTCTTTGCTGTTACTAAGGGCATACCTAAGGCCCTCTTGATTAATTTGTGCAAAGTTTTTGATGTCCTCCATCTTTTCACCCTCTCTAATTTTCTGTAAATGATCCATTGAGCAAGCAGCAAAGTGCTTACCGTCTTTTATGTAAAGTAGCGGAGACGCGACACCATGGCAGTAAGCACATAGCGACTGTCTCCGAAACTTTAGATCATCATAATTAGAAAGGAATGTCATCACTATCCAGAACCTCTTTCGGATCAGGATGGTCTGTACTATCTTCTTTTGGTGTATCGCCTACTTCTTGCCAGGTTTTACCAAACTGCTCGTCTATTTCTAAGTAACCAGAGTCAGCTCTAACAAGTTCAGCACTTACACTTTTACCTACAAGTTCGTCAGTATTCTTTAAAGAGCTAACTCCCATTGCGTTCATTAGTAAAAGTAAAGAGTTATTGCCTATGTCAACGGCTTTGGGGTTATCAGATCCTACAGTAAAAGTATTACTTATAACTATAGTTGTTCCATCTACTTCAAAAAGCATTTTGATTGCTTTCCAGTTATTCTTCCCTTCAATCATATCAGCACCAGCGTAGTGCATAGTATGTCTTCCAGGTTCTAGTGATGAGTTGCCACCGCCACTAGTTGCGTTTTCAGTATCAAACGGTTTCCCGTCGTTAAATTCTGTTAAATCCATGTTGTTACCTCCTAAAAATTTAACAATTAAAATTAATGATTAACCAGGATCATATTCCTCAAAATCATTTGCCCGATTTATTTCTTCTTCTAGTGCTTCAACAACGTCTAATAAAACTTTGTTAGCTCCTAATGGGAGAATTAAATCATCATCTCCATTTTTATCAATGCAAACCTCCACAAATATTACAGCCTTACGTAAAAAATATAATATTGTTTCGTGATCTGTTTTCATTTCTTGGTTATCAGCTTACCAATCTCAGACCATGTTTTCTCAGCTCTGACAATAAAGTCCTCGCCTTCTTCTACGACTGGTATTTCTTCTGGTAAACCATATCTATTTTTTGCAACTGCGGCTGGTGACTCAGTAGTTACCAGGACTCTGCCAGATTGCACAGTTTTATTAGTCAAACCTTTATTACCCTGAACCTTTACAGTTCCCTTCTTGTAATTAAGGAACAGACACATGTCGCTGGCTTCTAAACATAATGCCGAAGCATGTTTATTTAATTTAAGCTCATGCCTATCGTATGCTTCTGTAGATGGATCGTGAAACGCTTTGATTTGGTTATGAGCAATTAAAACAATTCTCATCTTCTTCTCGTTTCTTAATCTATTAATAAGATCAAGTATCTCACGCCAATACTTCAATGCTTCCACATAACCACGACCATAACCAAATGATTCAATGCTCGCTTGTTTGTGTGTTTCGCATGTCTTTGCAAATATTAACGGCTCTAACCAATCTAAGCTGTCTACAACCAAAGAGTTAAATTCAAGCTCCTCTGCATCAACCAATGACTTTAGATACTCATAAAAAGTATCGTAGTCTTTAGCTAATGGAAAGTGAGCTATGTCTCTGTTGTTGGTTAATATCCCAAGACCTTCTTCAGTTTGCAAAACAATAGGGTTTTTACTTCCTACTGCAAGCGTTGTCTTACCTAGACCAGATGGGCCATAGATAATTACGATTGATGGTTTAGCTTTACTTTTTGTTTGTATCGCTGCTAGGGACATTAGTTTAGCTCCTTAGTTACACCTTCAATCTTGACTGGCTTTTTGTAAGGCGGTAGTTCAGTTTCTAACTTTGCTACAGCATTTCTTACATTCTTTCTAACCGCTTCCATGTGATGCACAGTTTTAGTTGCAAGCTGATAGGCTTCATTCAACTGTTGCTCTGCATTTAAGTCTTGACTGATTTCCTCAACCAATGGTCTTGTAATGTCATTCAAGTCTTTTTCAAATATATCTCTTTGGTTTCCGTCTTTATCTTGGAAACTTAGTAGAGGTTTCACTTCTTTATTTTCATTTACCATTTTAATCCTCCTTCAGATTTTGGTAGTTATTACATTCTGATTTGTAGGTACAGAATTTACACCATTCCCCAGCATTGAAACCAGGCTCTTCACCCAAGGCTTCATCACATGCTGGTTTTAAGATATTAAAACCCCAATCTACTAGATCGACTGCTTGAATATCAAAACTTCTTATCTGACCATCTTTATGCCAGGCTCTTTTGTTTGGTTGTACGATTGTCATTTCTACAACCGTATCTTCGTTGCCATAACGACTAAGTGCAAATAGCGAGTAGCACATTAACTGTTCGTTAAGGATTACATTGACTGGCCAACCACCAGTCTTAAAATCTATAACTGCCATTCTGTTACCCTCGCCAAGTATCAGCGCATCTACAGTACCAAATATATCTTCATGTATTTCTGGCGCTTGTCCTCTCTCTTCTATAAGGAGCTTGCCGTTTAGTTCATCTCTGCGCTGGGAAACATAGTCAACATAAGTGTCAGCCATCTTGATGTCATCTTCAGTAATGGTAAAACTAAAACCATCAACTTCGCAGTCTTTGTTTAACCAATAATCAGATAGCGTAATGCCGTCTAATCTATTCTTTAATCTCATCTCAACCATTTCGTGTATTTGTGTACCTCTGGCTGCCGCTATGTTTGATTTTCTATCTGCCTCTGCATTAATTCTTGCGGAAGCTGGACATCTAATAACTCTATTGATGCTACTAGGTGCTAAAACAGAATGCGACACACTTATTCCTAGTCTAAAGTTCTACTTTAGAATCTTCTTCTATTTTTAAAATGTCATTCAGATCATATCTAATCTGACCATCTATCTTTGTATAAGACGGGCCTTTGTTTAATGATCGGTTGTTTGCTAAAGTCTGTGGACTTTTCTTCCAACGCTCTGCAAGTTCTTTTTGCGTCAGAAATACCTTATTACTATTCATGTAAGTTCCTATTGTTTACCTATTGTGATATTCTACTATGAGTAAATTTAATAAAGCAAGTCTAGGAACAAAAATAATAGAAATATTATTTAGAAAAACTTTGCAGAAAAATTACCAATAAAATTTAATATTAATTTGGAGGAACGAATGAGTATAAATAATATTACACCGCAAGAGTGGGATAGTGTGAGAGCAACAAAAAAACAAATTGGTGGAGATCACTATAAAAATAAAGGCATACAACCTCTGGAATATGCTTACAGTAATGGACTTACACCTAACTTAACTAATGTTGTAAAGTATGTAACCAGAAATAAATCAGACAGAGTAAAAGACTTACTCAAAGCAAGACACTATATAGAGCTAGAATTAGAAATGGTTTATGGTGTAGATCCCGAAGGCAATCCCTACGACTAATTAGACATAGTTATCTTTTGCATATAGTTGCCAACCTTTTGCATATTCTCTTTTGCAATATGCTCTCTTTGTTTTCTATATCTCTCTGTTGCCCTGATAGTTTTGTGGCCCATTAACTCTTTTACATCTTCTAGCTTCATAGTCTCGCCAGCCATAGTGCCGTAGTTATGTCTAAGATCATGCAAGGTTACATCTGGACAACCAGCAGCCTTTCTTATCTTGTTCCACATGTGCCAAGGATACTTGACACCAAGTATGGTTTCATTGTCTGTATCGCATGAGTTAATGATAGCCATAGCTTGATTATTAAGATGTATCACTCTTGCTTTACCTTGATAGTCTGTCTTATGGTTCTTTAGTATTAGCTTGTTACCATCTAGGTCAGACCACTTGGCTGATCCTATCTCGCTTTTACATCTGCCACCAGTTAGCATACATAACCTTATGTACTTAATTGCTTTTAAATTCTTGGGGTTAGACTGTGCTTCTATAATGTTTAACTGTTTGTTTATCTGTGCAAACTCAACGTCAGTTAATGGTCGGTTTCTTTCAAACTCTGGGTTCTTCTTTACATACTTGGCTGGATTGTATTGCACCAAGGACAGTCTGATTGCGTGTTCAAATACAGAACTAATTAAACCAACAACTCTGTTAGCTTGATACTTACCGCGCTGGCTTACTTTAATATGCAACCTAGTAATGTCTCCCGTTTCTATATCAACTAACTTCATGTTACCAATGCTAGAGGCTACATCTCTTGTCCAGGACGCTCTGGTGTCTCCCATTATCTTGCCGTCTTTAAGATAGACACACTTACGTTTACTGTCTAACAGCTCTTGCAGTTTGTATTCAAATGCTTGATTAAGTGTTTCTGCTTTTTTCTTTTCCAAGGGATCAATGCCTTGTACTACATCACCAAGTATTTGTTGTGCTTTGTTTCTAGCTACATTGATTGGTATATCTATAGAACCAATCGTTGCTTCTCTCCGCTTACCATTGATGTAATAAATAACTCTGTATGTTTTCTTTGTTATTAATAAATTATTTACCTTGGTATCTCTTTTGTATCTCGCCATACTTCCCACCTCCATGAGTCGCCTATTTGTCGCGTTTTTTTATAAAATGTTTGTGAACATTTATTACCTATTAGTAAGATTATAGTTTAAGTTTTGCAAGAAAAACAAGGGAAACAAACAAATAAAGTATTGTGCGTTATTGTTTGGTATTAGGTGAAACTATGTTGCGCTACCAGACTGCGCTACTCCCCGACACGGTAAAAAACAGCGCAAAACAGCCAAATGATATAATTGATTATTAGCTAGTCGCGTATTTGTCGCGTGGTTAATATAGGAGTTTACTGATTAAGTAAATTGTTTAAATAATTTAATCTTGCTTGTTCTTCAGATTCTTCTATTGATGAAACAAATGGTCTTGTTGTTCTTAAAGTGTCTGTAACAGGAACTTTATTTAATAATCTTTGACCTTGACCAAGTTTTAAAGCGGTTTCACCTACTAGTCTTGGAGACTGTATTGCTAAACTAGGTATTAGCGTTAAAGGATCAACATAACCTAAAGCACCAGCGCCAACCTGACCACCACCAACAATTCTTTGTATTCCTCTTGGTGTTAATTGATTTAATGATTGACCTGCTAATGCTGGTAATAAATCAGGATCTAAATTTCTTAATAATTCTAGTCTTGCACCATAATTTGTAGAGGCATTATTTCGCATTACAGATTGTAATTTTCTTAAAACAGTTCCAGCAGCAGCCTTGTTGTTTAATGACAGCTCTTTCATTATTTCTTTTTCAAATTTAATAGCTGTTTCATAAGACTGCATTGTGTCTGCATATTTTGGAACTTGTTTTACTATTTCATCGTGGATAGCTTTTCTCACCTTTGTTACAACTACAGACTCTTTGCCTGGTTTCCACAAAGAATCAACTGCTTGTTTTAACGCATCAACATTCTCTGCTAAGTGCAAGTCTGGATTGTTTTTCCATTGTTTTATTAATTTATCAATTTCATCAAATTTTTTCTGTAAATCTGCGCCGCCTTTTAATACAGGCCCTTGTTTTGTTTGTATTGTAAAATCATCTAAAACATTTTTATATGCTGTTTCAATACCATCAAAATTAACTTTTGTTTTAGCAGCTTTTACTGCATCCATTCCACTTTTATAATTTTGAGATTTTGATTTTTTTAATTCATTTAGGGAGTTAAATGCTTGACCTACAACATCATCTGCTGCTGCGTTGCCTCTCATGTTATCTATTAATACTCTTTGTGCATCTCCGCCAGACTTACCAGCACTAACAGCTCCTTTTATTGCATCGCCACCAGCTCCAGTTGTCATCCCTAAAACATCCGCAAGGACATTACCAGTCTTGTTTGCAACCATTCCAGCTCCCTTTGTTATTGGGGTTACAGGATCTATAGCTTGACCAATTTTATTAATGGTACTTGTTGTTTTACCTGCAAGACTTGGTACTTTAGCTGCAAGAGTAGTGCCACCTGTAAATAAAATAGAAGCATCTCCAGCAAAACCAACTGGATCATTAGCGAATGTATTTTTAACTTTTTCTAAACTACCATATCTATTAGCAAAATATTGACCTACAGCTTTTGCAAGTTCTTCATTAGGTTGTTTTCCTGGTGTAAATAATTGATAAACACCAACTCCCAAATCTTTTAATGATTTTGCTGTTTCTATTGGGTTTAATATTGGTGTAATTAAATCTTTACCAAACTGCAATGCACTTTGTGGAGTGTTCATAACAGCTTGTGATAAAACTCCTCTTTCATTTTGTGGAGCAGTTACAACAACTTCTTCAATTTGTTTTTGTTCTACAGCTTGTTGTTCTTTTAATTCTTCAAGTAAAGACATTATTTTTCTCTTTCTTCTAAAAATCTAATAACAGCATTTTTTGTTGCCTCATCTCCATTGTTAAAAATGGTTTTAATCTCTGCATCGCTTTTATTAGAAAAATCACCTGCTACTATAGAATCAAAAATTGAATCAAAAGTTAATGCTTTTTGTTCATAACCGTCTAAAGTTCCTTTTTCTCTATAATGTGCAATCATGGCTTCTTTGCTAGAAGCAGCACCCTCAATAGTTTTTAATAATCTTTCTAGTCTTTTGACATTTTCTGCTTCAGGTAATCTTTGGTCAAATGCAGCAGCTACTAATCTATCTCCTTCTCTTTCCGTAAATTGTGCGCCTAACTTTTCTCTTAAAGATTGGAAAACAATGTCTCTTATATCTCCAATAAATGATAAAGCTGCTGGGTTGACAAATGACTGCGCAGACTCTGGAATATTACCAACCATAGGCCCAGATACATTTAATTCTCCACTTTTTAATATTCTAATTTTATCGTTTAGATTTTTTATGTTAGCTTCTATTTGAGCTTGTCCACCGCCTAGATATTCTATAGCATCATTAGCAAACGCTTCATCCATTTTCATTTGTAAAGGAGGAACAACAACTCCGCCTTGTTGTCCTTTTGTCTTAGCTGATTCTAAACCTTCTAAAGATTCTGCATCTAATCTTTTAAGTTGTAGATAAACTTTTTTATCGTCAGCACTTAAAGATTGATAGTAATTATAGTTATCAATGTCTGCTGTGCTAGTTCTTAAGCTTGTATCAGATTGTTGGTTTCTGTCTAAAAATGTTAAATATTCTGCACCCGTTGGTGTGTTATCAGTACGAACATATTCTCTGTAACTGTTTGGACTATTATCAGAAGTTTTAGGTTTACTTAAAGCATTTTCTATAAATAATTTTGGATATACTTCTGCAAGTCCTTTCATTGAATCTGGTATAAGCGTTGAATTATTAATTATGTCTTTTAAGTTAGCCTTCCTTTCAGCCTCTTTTTTCTGTGCATCTAACATAGTTTTTCTTTGCATGACACCAGCAGAAGGATCTCTACCTTTTACCACATCACTAAAAGCTAAAAGCATATTACCTATATTTTGTTGTCTATAAGGGTTTTGTGGTTTTGGTTGCGGAAGATTCATAGAATTTATTTGTTGATTAGTTTTATTTATTTCATCAAATAAATTATTAGTTCCAAAAGGATTAAACGAGTTGTTATTAAAAATAGACATATTAATTACCCCATCTTAAATGGATTGAACCCACCCATAAAAGCTGATCCAAGTAAACCAGCTGCACCACCTAAATAATCACCCATTCCAGGTTTGTAGCTATTTGATTGGTTGGTCTGCGTAGGCAAAGCACTAACACCTTGTGCCAGTAAGCCAAGTTGTTGTGGGCCATAGTTGAGCGCTCGCATGAACTCTCCGTAACCTGCATCCATGCCTCTTTGTTGTAGTCCTTGTTGTTGACCACCAATACCAGACATTAAACCTAAGTTTCTGTATTGATCGCTTAGTTGATTGCCAAGCAAACCAGCTTGGAACTGTCTGTTTTGCATATCCAATCCTGGTTGCATAAAAGATGCTCTGTTTTGTGCGTCTAGGTTAGCCATGCCAAACTGATTGCCGTAACCAGCGTTAGCCATAGCAACCTGTCTGTCTGCATCTGCCATTGTTTGTTGTGCTGAGAAGTCTCTGCCTATGTCTTGACCAGCTAAACCTGTAGCTCTGTCAAAACCTTGTGATCGTAAGTTAGCTGAAATATTACCAGCTCTGTCTGCAAAGTTTCTGTTGGTTTCTGCTTCTAGTAATGCTGAACGTGAACCACCAAATGCGCCTCTGCCTATAGCTGCATCTTGGTCGCTTTGTAGTTGCATCTGTCTTGCTCGGTTTAAATCACCAAGGGTGTTATCTATAACCTGTTCTTGAAACGGGTTTTGGTATGCGCCTAGGTTTGTGTCTAACAAAGAGGTTGGTTTAACATCTCTTATGTCACTACGCATGATGTCTGTTGATGAACCAGTAACAGGTGAAACAGTTGGTGCAGCTTGACCAGCTAATGTGTTTAGCTGACTTCTTGGATCGTAACCCATGGATTGACCAAACATGTTTCTTGTTGCATCAAAGCCTTGCAGTTGGTCTGGGTTGAACCCAGCTACCCTTGCTCCCGTGTAAGGTACAAAAGGCTGTGAGGCTATGCCTTTGGACTTATTGTATAAGTCCTCATAAATCCTCATTTGTGTTGGATCTGTAGTTGTTGTAGTTGTGCTTTTTCCTTTACTCATAATTGTTTTCTAACCAGATATTCTTGTTCAAAGCCAAGATGTTTAATTTTTCGTAGCCAGCCTTTACGACCACCACCATAAATTCTTTTGCAACCAAAGTGTTTTGCAAACTGTTCAAAGCTAGGTAACATTGCTTCTAGCTCCTTGTAGTCACCAGCGCAAAAAAGTAAGTTCATTACCTTTACTCTAGGATATTCTACGAACTCAGTTATCATTACTGAGTTTTTACCACCCCAGATATGAAACATACCTTGGTGTATTTTCTCTTTAATATCACTCAAATTATACATATCTTGGTGCTTTAATGCACGAATAATATGTTTCTCCAACCTATCAAACTCAATCTCCCAGTCCTCTTTAGACTGTTGTTGAGGTTGAGAGTGTTCCGTTGTCTGCGACACTAACCTTATATTTTGTTCCATTTGGACTCACTAATACTAATTCGGTGGCATCTCCGCCGCCTATCTGTATCCTTTCACCTTTGTTAAAAGTAATACCCGTTTGATACTCTATTTCTGAAATCAAATAATTCAGATAGTTTTTATCATATTCTCCGCTTGGTCTAGTTAGCGTTTTTCTTGCCACTATCTACGACCTCTGTTTCTTAAATTTAATCTTATGTTACCAACCTGAAACTGTTGTGAGGTTGATCCCGTTACAGTCATTGATACTTGTCTTGCTGTAAACCTTGCATCGGTATAGCCATCGTTCTCAAAAGTAAAAGAACCAAAGTCTGTTTCACTTCCAAGCGGTGTAAATTTGCCCTTAAAACTAATTGTAACGCCTGGTAAGGCGTTTGCTTCTTCATCTGGTAGTATTTGATTACATTGCACATAGTTATCGCCATTGCCGATCTCTATAGGCCCTGATGTTGCGTAAGGAACTGCTGCTCCCAAGTTCTCTGAGTTGTTTAGTGTGGTGCTGTCATGCTGATAAACATTCCCCAAACTGTCACAAGCGATAGGGTAGTCAAAGACACCTTGGTCTATCCAGCATCCTCTGTCCATAGAACCGATTGACCAAACATTGTCAACGTAGTTCCATATTACATATTTGTTTGGATTGCTTGCAGTATCTCCTGCTGGGTAAAACCAAATGATTTCATTAAAGTTGGAGTTGTGACCACCACAAGCGATACGTCTGTAGTTGTATTTAATGTTGTCAAAGATGTGGTCATGCACATCGCACTTAATTTCCTTAACAGAGCCATCAAAGACAAAGAAGGAGTTTTCACCCATCCATGACAAGAAGTTACCAGCAGCAACTATGGTTCGCGGACTTGCAGCTTTACAGTTAGTACCAGCGTCTTGGATACCATAAATAAAAGGAGAACCCGTGTAGTAAAGTCTTGCTATACCTGTATCTGTAAAGATGATGACATCTGTTTGCCA